TATCAAAAAGTTGGTTCCGGAAGGGATCGCCGCCCGCGTACGTGCCAATATCCGCATCCGCGCCAGCCAAACGAACCCGAAGACCCTGATAGGACTGAGCATTTGTATAAAAATAATCACAATAATAAGATGATGCAGAACCTCCAATCTCAGTAGTTAATCCGCAAAGTTTATTCATTGAAATTCTCTTAGCCCATCCCTCAGCACGCGACAATTCTGCGGCTTTTATCATTCCCTCAACACTTGCGTCATTCATTCCGGCATAAAGAGAAGGAGCTACATAAGCAGTTGTCTTTTCAGCACCTGCATCCACCAAAATACCCCGAACAACTTTCCAGACATGACCATAAGGATGTTTCAAGCCAAAAAATACGGGAATCTTAGCGGCATAATGAACACTTCCGTCTTCTTTTAAAACATTATAAGCCGATTCTCCACAACTATCTCCAAGCTCGATTCCGGCAGAAGTGGGTATAATCGGATAATAACCCCATAAATCCCAATTCGGCATATTAGTAACCCCCGCGCCTAAACCGCCTTGATATAATCCATTGGCATCTTTATTCGCACTAAAAGCAGCCTGACTATTCCGGCTACCAAAAATAACACTGAATAAATAACCCGTTACCGCCTGAGCGACATACCAATTTGCTTCCCATCCTTCACCTCTTTTTCGGGCATAAGTAGAGAAATCACGGTAAGTAATTGAGGTTGCCACCATACCAAGCTGACTACGGTAAGTCCCATCCCAAGCTGACTGATTCGCACCACCACGATATTGAGCCGAATCATTAACTACTGAGCAAAGGATATAATTCGTCCGGTCAAGCACTCCACCGCCAAGAGCCGAAACTCCACCAGCCGGAACACAATAGCACTCATGCCCTTCAATCGGTTCAAGGCTTACCGCTTCATAGGTATAATTTCCATCTTTCCAAGAAGCGTAATAATGCTTATTCCAACACCACATATATTGCCCTTCTGAACCATCGAGTTTTGCAGGGCTACCATCTTGATAGCGATAATGATTAGTAGGGTCAAGTTTCTTTTTCTTCCGATCATCGGTTACGAGATAACACCCCAGAGCAAGCAAACTCGGAAGTTCACGAAGGAAATCAATATTTCCAAAAGCCTCTCCGGTGGGAGTACTCAAAGTTTCATTCCAACGGCGAACCGCCATCCGTTTATTCACCGTGCTAATCGCTTGCATCAAATTTACTTTCTTTGATTCTCCCGAATTGTCCTGTACTTCAATGGTATAATTTTCTATACCAGCCTGAGATACTCCCAATTCATTAATCTTTTTACCTCTTTTATAGGCAGACATCAAATCTTTAAGATCTGCCTCTTCTTCTGCTGTAAATGCCATACCAATACTTTTTAAAAATGAATACTATGTTAATCTTAAACTACCATCGGAATTAAAACGGAGTGCGCCATCTCCCGTTAAACGTAAGGCAGGTGCTTGCACCTCAATTTCTACCGTTTGATAAATCTTCGTATTTTGAGTAGGAATAACATGAATCTTAGTCTTGCCTACTTTATTGATTGAAAGTTCTCCAGAAGGTTCAATATAAACAGAATCTCCACCATTAGGAGGCTGTTGAAATATCACATTCTGCAAGACATAAGAAGGATATAATTCCGCTATGATCTTTTGTAAAACCGGATTTCTGAGAGTTATCACTTTATTATAATTCAAAACCATTCTGGAAGGAGCAAGCAAAGCCTGACTCATCAGAGATTGCTCAGCAGTTTTCATGCTCGCAATCTGAGCCTTTCCTTCCATAATTATTTCACGGGCTTCATCAGAAGCGGAATGAGCTTCATTCTTTGCCAATAATGCAGCATCAGCTTGTTTTTTCGCCTCAGATGCAGCACTCCCGGCTCTCACAGACGCCGAATTCGCATTACTTGCTTCTTCTGAGGCTCTTCCAGCTTCTTCAAGTGCTTTCTTTGCTGCTGCCGTTGCTGCCTTTCCGTTTGCAATACAACGCCACCAAGCAGCATCAGTAACCGGATAACCCTCATTATCATCCTTGATTGATAAATAGCAACTATCTTCCGTAACAACAAAATCAAAACGCTCATATTTGACCTTATTCGAGTAATTTCCTTTATCTGTAAAGGCTATCTTACCAAGAGGTATTTTTGTCATAATACTTATTTTAAATTATCCAACATTCAGAAAAAGTTCTCCGGTTGTTTCGTCAAACTTGATAAGTTGCGGGCTTACCTCATCTTCAAAACTCATATAAAGTACCATATCTTCCTCTTCAATGGAGAAGGTAGGATAAATGACACCACCTTTCGCAAGCACACCCGTATCGACATACTTTTTTAGAGTATCATCCCATTGCCACCAGTTTCCGTTCTCACCCATGCGTGGAGGATTGTCGGCTTGCTCTTTTGCTCGATCAGCCTGCGTATTGGCATTTCCGGTCGCTGTCTCTGCGTTCTTCTTTATTGTAGCAAATTCTGTTACCCTATTCTTTTCAGTGGTAACACGCCCTTTCTCCGCAATCACACGAGAACTTTCGGCAGACACACGTCCCTTTTCGGATTCTACACGAGTATTTTCGGCATTCACTCTACTCGTTTCGGCAGTAGAACGGGATGTTTCAGCCTTTCCCCTTTCCGTCTCGGCAGTGGCGCGTGCGGTTTCAGCTTTTGCACGTGCGGTTTCGGCAGTAGTACGATTTGTTTCAGCCTTAACACGAGCCGCTTCATTTGTTTGCCGAGTAGATTCATTTGCTTCAATCTGTTTCCGCGAAGTATCTGCGGCAGTAGCAGCTTCAATAGCTTTTTTTGTAGCCGCAATCACATCATCATAGGCATTCTTGATAAATTCAAGACTTACCTTTACGCTTGTCTGTACACCGTTTATCATCTTAACGCCAATAGTGTACAATCCTACCATGCTATCAGCAAGCGTTAATTCGCTGATTTTCCTTTTTCTAATCGGCATAATAATTCAAATCTATATAATACTCACCATCCTCTGTAACTATCAATTCTCCTTTCTCAGACGCAAGCAAATATTCCGTACCGCTAACTCTGAATACTGTAAAAGTTAATACGAGACTGAACTCAACAACCACCTTATCTGAAAGAGATAATATTTTGAATCCAGATGATTTTTTGTAATAGCAGGGATATTCTTCTGAGGCATAATCAACATACAAAACCCTTTCTTCCGGCTTTATAAGAGCATTGAAAAAAGCATCGTAACATTCCCAAAATTTATCAATGTTATCCGTTACAAAAGAGCAATTCAGGGTTACATCTTTACTATTGAACACGAGTAAGTCAGCATCATAAATCTGACCGTCCACCGTCTTTATCTTATTAGAAACATTAACCTTTGCTGTAGGAGATTTAAAAATATCATCCCTGCCTTTTAAAACGACTATTCCATATTTAGAAAGAGGAATTCCGTCAATTTCATAAAGAGAAAGAGGGATAATAACCTTACCAGCAGCCGGAATAGAAAGCTCAGGCTTACGAGCCGGAAAATCATCAAAAAACTTCAATGTAAAAGTTGCCGAATGAGCATAGATTTTATTAGAATTTTGAGTATTAAGTCTTAGCCTCCATTCCCTCCCGCCCAAAAAAGGAATACGGAAAGTATGATACCCCGGCTTACTGATAAACTCTATAAAATCAAAAATATCTTCTGCCGATTTCGGAGCATAGAAAGAAACCGAAATTTCTTTGACATCAAGTTTCGGGTCTGACAAATCAACCTCTATCCCGTCCTCTTCCGGCCAGTCGTTTGATTCTGGTTGTACCAAAGCCGGGAAAGTAAGGAAATCATTATGACCACCTTTAGCGATAAGAATTCCGTATCTGGAAAAAATATCTGTCCCATCTATGTAACAACGCCCGTTCATTTCAGCAGTTTGATTCCTTTGTCGTTTATCCGTTCAATACCTCTTTTTACCTCAATCATATCCTTTTGCATATCTTTGAGTACGGCAGTATTATTCTCTATATTGGCAAGATGGTTATTTGCGGCTCGAGAGAGTTCCTTCAATTCAGACATATTTACCGATATTCCGGTAATTGAAAGTTTTACATTATCCATCACTGAGGATATGTTCACAAGTAAAGGATATTGTGCGGAAAGTTTCTGTACAATATCACTCACCATCATATTAGTAGCCGTAATTCTACCGTTAAATTCATCTATGGAATCCTGACTTGCAGTAATACCCTTCTTTTCAGCAGCTTCACGATTTGCCCCTTCCTGATAAATATCTTTAAATTGATCGTTAATCAGATCAGCACCAGCTTTCGCACCGGAAACAATACTGTTCTTTAAATTATCAAGTTCTCTCTGCTCATCATCATCAATAACGCCATCGTCCATATACTTAGCCCATAGATCGTACCATTCCTCTAATTTTGCCTTATAGTTTTTATCGAACATGGACTTTATCATGGCTTTCCTCATATAATCTGCAAAACTCTTCGCAAAGTCTTGAGAATCGGCATCCATATCATAAAGAGTATCAAGAAAATCCTCATATACAGAATCAAATGAAACATTGGTAAGGCTTTCTTTCCACGCTTCATTCATTTCTTCTATTTTCTCACCACTCTCTATAATGGCATTGAGATAATCCTTCACATCACCATCTAATTTCGCCCAGAATAAGGGAGCTTCATCACGTAGCTTTTCAAGTTGCTCAACCGATAGATCAAACAGTCCGGTCATACGCCCGTCTCCTATCCCATACTTATCGAAATCAGACCCGAGAGCCTTTTTTGCCTGATTCCATCCCTCACCCGACATGCCTTTTCTTATGCGGACACCGATAGAGTGAGAGCCAGCAGAAGCTCCGGCATTCAAACGCTCTTTTCCAAGCTCCCGGGCAGCATCCGCTTGCGTATCAATCAACTCAAGAGCATACTCATAAGCATTTTTAGCATTCTCTCCGGTCAGCGTTTCAACTAACTCTTTTTGCTTTTCTATGACGGTATCAAGAACCTCAACATAACTCTCGTATGCCTCTTTTGCTTTGTTATAATCCGAATAATCGGCAGCAAAGAATGAAGCAACTTTCGTAGCAAGTTGTATGGCAGCAGAAATGATAGCAAGGATAACCGAAGCCTTTTCAACCGTCTGGATAGCCGCAGAAGAGGCTTTACTTGCGGATTCCAAACCCTGAATAGCGGTCATTACAGTAGAACCAATACCACCTATCATAGAAATAATTTCTCCCGTTAAACCGCCAATGCTACCCCCTACATCTTGTATGGCACTGAATAGCTTATCAAATGATTCAGTAACCTTCTTTTCAGCTTCACGAACTTGAGAGGTTTTCTTAACTACCTTATCCTGAGCCTTGTTATATTTCTTCATGGCTTCGGAAGCGGTTAAATAAGTAGCCTCAATCTTCCCCGTCTCTTTATTATAAGTAGAGCTTATGAGCTTCTTTCCTCCGGCTGCTTTTACTTCCTCTAATTGCTTCTTTGCGGCTGCAAGTTCTATCTCTGCTTCGGCAAGTTCCTTTTTCCGGTCAGCGAGCATCTGAAAAGGATTCCTTTCAGTCAATTCATCCATTATTGACTGAATAGTGGAAGTGTATTCCCGAAGCTGATCGGGAGAAAGAACCTGAGCAGCCGTTTGTTTGGCATCTTCCAACTGAGTAAGAAGGGAATTCAATGTTGCGGAAGAAGTTTGCTTCAAATTCTCGAAAGCATATACATACTCAGGAGATTTCTTCAACTGCTCATAATCGAAGTTAACGAGAGATTCACCTTTCTTTGTGGTAGCCTGAGCAATGGAACGATCTGTTTGCTGAACCTTCTCCGTATCACCTTCTTTTGCATACTTTTCTCTCTGAATCCGAAGAGCCTCAATATCATCGTTGAATTTCTTCTCAATAGCCAAACGTTGGTCGGTATAATCTTGATAAGTCTCTAACAAGGACTTTGCAAGGTTCTTTTCTCCGGCAGTTTTCGCATCAAAAGCCGCTTTATCATAAGATTCAAGAATAGCTTTATTTTCAGGAGAAAGATCATCTCTTGTTTTAGTAGTTGGCGTGAAAATTTCACCCTTATCTTTGTAATCAGGATGCTCTTTTTCCCATGCCAGCCGTTCTGCTTGTTGTGCCGCTTTTACATATTCATTAGCGCGACGAGCATTGTCGGCTTGTGCCTTTTTATAGTTAAGTTCTATTTGAGCCTGTTCTTTGAGGAAACCTTCATCTTTGGCATCTATTACAGCCTGAGCAAGTTCAAGTTCAGCCTGAATAGCCTTATCTTTATTTTGCTGGTTAAGTTCATCAATTTGACGCTGACGTTCGGCATTTTCTACTTTGGTATGATTGATTTCCTCTTGCTTTTTATTACCCTTAGAAAGAGATTTATCATCAATTCCAAGTTTCTTTTTAAGACCATCTACTAATTCCTGTTGAGACTTGATTTCTTTTTCAGTTGCAGTGGAATTATCTGCTTTCAATTCTGATAGTTTTTTTTCTGCCTCAGTCAATTCTTTAGTCCAGCGAACTTTACGTTGAGCTACGGTTTCTGCACTTTTATTTTCTTTTTTAGTTACCTCAGTAAGAGCCTCACGCGCTTTTGGTAATTCAAGAGTAATTTCAATACTTTCTTTACCGGCTTTTATATCTTTTTCATAATTATCAATAATCATCTGTATTTGTTCAGAAGTCATAGATAGATAATCCACACTCTTTTTACCGAATACGCGCTCCGCTTCATCAAAAGAGGTATTTAAATCTCGAATATCTTGCTGCAATTCATCTACCGCATCTCGAATTGGATTTTTTATTTTTGATAAGCGTTCTATCCCATCCGTACCACGCCGATAAATAGACTTAGAAAAAGATTGAACTATCCGGCTTGTAACTTCCGATAAAGAACCATTTTTATTTAACTCATTAACGATATTTTGATATAAAGCAGAAGCATCACGTTCATTACCAATCTGTTTCTTTATAGCTTTTTCAAGATCTCCATAATGTTTGGTAGATTGTTCCTTAAATGTATCTGATGCTGCCATTTTAGCATCCGAGATAGCACGATCTATGGCAGCTTGTTTAGCAGCAGCACTGATAGCATCATAAGCTTTGGCAACATCATTAAGTGCCGTTTTTTCATCGCCCAAACCCTTCAAATACTCTCCATATTTGTCTATGATTGCTTGTTTAGCCTCCTCATACTCTTCTGTACCTTTTTTTGCAGCATCTAATTTTCCAAACAAACGATCTATTTCTATTTGTTCCGTTTTGGTTTCTGAATTGAATTCCCTAACTCGCTTGTTTAACTTCTCCTGTGCTTTCTCCGCATTAGTTTGATAAGTAACCAACTCATAGATTCCATACCCAACTGCTGCTATTCCCAAAGCAGCAATAGTCCACACATTTGCAGCAAGAACAGCGTTCAATCTTGCAGTAGCAGCCGTTAATAGATTGGTCATTCTTACTCCCAAAGATTTAGCGGCAGTATTCGCAACTTCTCCGGCAGTATTTAGGGTTGTTGTTGTTGTATTCAAAGCATTGGTAGCCGCTTCGGATGCAGATGCTTTCTGAGCCAATGTTATAGCAGCAGCCTTTTTAGCTTTAGTAGCAGCAGAACGCTCATCAATAGCTTTTTGTAATTCGGACTGTGCCAGATTTATTTTAGTCTGATTCCCCTCAGCTTTAGCTAAAGCAAGGTCTGCCTCACGTCTCCAAATGGCATCTTTAGCCGATAAAGAACGCTTCAATGCAGCCTTATATGAAGCCTGAGCCGTAGCAAGTTCGGTAGCTGCTAATCTTTGGGATGCTGCCTGCGATTCTTGTTTTGCCAGAATTTCGGCTTTCAGGGCTTTATTGTAATCCAGAGAGCCAACAGTCAGCCCTTGCTTAGTCAAATTCGCTTTGATCTCTTCGGTTTCCAGAGCTTTCAGGGCTTGAGCCTCTGCATTTATCATAGTAATATTCTCAGTTCTCTTAATCGCTCCGTAATAGGCGGCATTAGCGATTAAAGCAGCTTTATGAATACCATATACAGCCACAAGAGCCATCAATGCAGTACCAACTTCTTTATAATGCTCAACCAGATAAGAAGCACCATCAAGAGCCCCATTAATGAACCCGTCATTAGCCTGACCAAGTTCATTAAACATCATATCCAGATTATCGCCCAGATTAGAAATTTTCCCGGTTACAGCCTTCGATTGTTCACTCATCAGATTGAAGAACATACCGCCTTTATTGGTGAGGTTATCAACAACTTTTTCCAGATATGAAAAACTGATTTTCCCCTGTTCTGCAAGGTCTCTTACCTCATCCTTATTCACGCCCATGACCTTTGCAAGCTCTGTGAAGATCGGTACTCCACGTCCGGCAAATTGATTCAGGTCTTGTGTCATAAGTTTGCCCTGTGTCATGCTTGTACCATAGAGATAAACAAGATCACCAATAGGCTGGCTCAATCCGGCTGCAATATTACCCAGACGGGTAAGTTTATCAATGACATCTTCGGAAGCCGTACCATAGGCTACAAGCTGCGTTGCGCTCTGAGAAACACCTTTTAAATCAAATGGAGTGGTAGCCGCAAAATTAACGAGTTGTCTCATCAATTTTTGAGCCTTTTCACCACTTTGAAGCATGGAGGTAAACTTGATTTCAAGTTGCTGAAACTCCCCGTAAATAGTGGTCATTTGAGAAACAAATTGCTTCGCAAAATTCCATGAAAGATAAGCTGCCCCTGCCGCCTGAATACGAGAAAAAGAGGTAGCTACCGAACGGCTTGCAACATCGGTATGGTCTTGCATAGCATCAATCTCACGTAGATATTTCTGCGCATTTCTCTGCATCTCCGTTACGTCCAGAGTAGCCTTAATCCCTATTGTACCTTGAGTTTCCATTATATAAAGAAATCATTTGCGTGAACCTTTTTACCTTCTACTTGAACTGCTTCTGAATCACCCCCTTTTGCATCTTTCAGTCTTTTACTTCCGGGAATAGAAGCATTCAAAAGCATTATATTGATATACGACCTTTTATGAACCACCTCATCATAGCTCATACGGTAGTATTTCATCACTCCGCTGATGATACTCCAAGGGCTGTCGCTTCTGGCGTATTCGTCGTCTTCGTCATCTGATTTATCCCTTTTAGGAAAATGATAGTAGTTAAAAAAAAAGTGGCATCCATCTTTTCAGCCATGTAATTTTGTAGCTTTTTGAATCGGGAAACGGTTAGTCTTTTCTTTATGAAAGAACCGAATAATTTCCTCATCTTCATGCTACGGAACATCACGATAACAGCAATATCTTTCATCTTCCCTGATTCACCGGAAAAACTGAGGGCAGCAGCAACAGCATTCATTCCGTCTATCTTCTCTATATCAATTTCAGGCATATCGACCGCAATTGCTCCAATATCTTCAATTTGACCGAAAGTAAGAGGACTAACCACAAAAGGAATAAGACCAAACCAAATTAGAATAGGTCTCTCATTTACGGTATCTGCTGCTTTTTTCTGAACGTCATTTTCTTGCATAACATATAATATTGATCGTTGCAGAGACAGGACTCGAACCTATGACCTTTGGGTTATGAACCCAACGAGCTACCAACTGCTCTACTCTGCGATATTGGGAGGCTTTCACCTCCCTGTTAATTGATTTTCCTACCCATTGGCAGGAGCAGAAGCAACATAATCTTTATGACGTGCCCCGCTAATTTCACGCCCCTCTTTATCAAGGTTGGCGAGTTGCTTGAATTCAAGGTTGAAATTCGGGAATCCGGATTTTCCCAGATTTCCCGTTCTGGTTACTTTAACCTTCATTCGTGCATATTGGAAAATCTTTGCCGGAAAACCGTCAATAGCTTTTGTTTTAATCTCAACGGCTTGATTGGGGAGTGTAAATCCGGGAGTTTCCTGATTCCAATCTCCATCTTTCTTATAACCAGCGAGATATTTATACGCCTCTTCCCCCATATCGTAAGTCTGGAGGGTAAAACCTTTGCTTCCCATGTCTGAGGGAAGATTAGCATAAGCGTTATCCATATCCTCAACCTCTATATCGGTATCTCCGGGAGCTTGGTCATTGAACGATACGGAATCCTTCACAATAGCAGTAACTAAAAATTTTGCTGCCACCTTATCAAATTCAGGGTAATTTCCTGCGGTATCTCCGGTTTCAATAGCCGGAGATAATTTCAGGTAATCAATACCGTAAACTGCTGTTTTTGACATAATTATTTTATTTTTAATGCGTTATAAATCACGTTTACTTTTATATTTACGAAATGGGTATTATCTTCATCTTTCAGCAAAGCAGGAACGCCATTAATAGAAAAGTATTCCCCATCAATGAAAGTATCTGGTGGAAGGGCTGTTTCAATCTTCGAGCAAACATCATCGAACCGGGATGTATCAGGCTCTCCGGTCTCAATATCAGGAACATGAACATTAATATTTAAAATCATATTATTCACAGCTTCAGAACCGGCAGAGGGAATATGATTCACTACGATATATTCACCCGAAAATTCGGATTTCTTCTCATACTTAAAAACCTTTATCCCCTTCAATTCCTTAGACCTATGAAGAAATACGGCTAAGCTCGTTACTTCCTTTAACCCTCTCATTTTTTCAAACCTGCTTCTTTCAGAATATTGTCAACCTCATTTCGTATCTCATCCTCTATGAATGTTTCTGTGGAGGACAATACAATATAACCTTTAGCCTCAACCGCCTGAGCGTAAGGCATACCAGCAACAACTATCAGAGTATAACCTTTGCCAGCATCAGAAGAATAATCCCTCAGTGCGTCATCTGCCTGTTTATTTCTGGTGCTTTTCTCAAGTTCAACCCCATCTTTATACAAAGCATAGCCGATTGAATTTCTCAGGTTTCCCGTCCGGTCTTTATAAGAGCCGTTAGTCCGACCATGAGCAATCCCTTTTTCACCTACAATTAAGAAGGTGAATTCTACGGTTCTTTCAATATTCTGGAATTTATCAGTAACGAATTTCTTGACTTCATTCCAACCTTGAGATTTCAAACTTCCACTCATAACCAGATTTTTAATTTATTGCTAACGGTTACGAAACCCTTTACAAGCATTACCTTATCCTTTATGCTCTCATCCTGTTTGGTTATCCTGACCTTATCTCCGTCTTTGGGAATAATATCAGGAGTGTACATCGTAATCAAATAGGAATAGATATAATCTGAACCGTCATTAAGTGTAACCTTTTGGGCTTTCTCATTCGGATGGATTTTACAATCTCCAAGATTCAACCATTTTTCGGTCGGCTTAATCGGGTTCAGATTATCATCATATCCAGATTCACCTAAAACTAATACCTGTATATTGTCCTCGTAGCTCATATTACCAACGATCGGTTAAGTTCTCAATAACACTATCTTCTTCAAGGAAGTACTCAGCGCAAAGACCATTGATTTTTGCGAGTTCCTTTATCCTCTTTGCGATTTTCTCCACAGAATAACCCTTTGATATTCCGGCTTCGCTTTCGCTTGCCAGAACCTTTAATTTGCCGAGTACGAGAATAGAGGCAACTGCAACGCCTGTACCTCCATCATATTCTGCTGACGGGTCAATCTTCTCACCGATTTTCTTTGAAGCATCAATAATTGACTTATCAATGCTTCGTGGATGAATGGTGAAAGGTTCTATTTCCGCTATTACTGCCTCTCTATTGGTCATAACTATAAACTTTTAGCCTTTCTCCGATTCATCGGTTTTCAGAATGAAGAAATCATTCCGACCATCGAATACGGGAGTAGCCCACATTTCGTAATCTACAAACCGACCTTTCTCATTACGATAATACCCTACGAGGTTATCATCATAGGATGAGTAAACCTTGTTAGGCAATTTATCAATCAATTCCAGAGGGTCAGAAATCTTTGGAACAGCTACCTTATCAGCGCATTGGAAAACAACACGATCATCCGGTATCAGATTGATTTCCGAACCGTCCTGCAAGGTTGCAGACTTCTTCAATGTTTCAAAGTTTGGCATATCCATACCGGAAGCGTACTCATTCATCATATCCAATGAAATGACGGATGCTGGTTGAATATTCAATTTAGCCAATTTGAGAGTAAACGACTTCCAGATTTCATCAGCAGAAACCATGTTCCTGAACGTCTTTTTAGACATTCTGATTTTCTTCACGGTTTTGCCTTTGTTGTCGATATAATCGAGAACGTTCATCACATCGGCAATAGGGGTCATCGTGGAAGCATTTTCTTTCCTCCAGATAGCACCAAGAACTTTGAATGTTTTCACGCCCAAAGGATAAGACCATTGAACACCACTTTTCTTGTTATTATCAAGGCTGACGGTCTGTGTACCGTTGAAAAGCCCTTCAAAATAGAGCATATCCAAACGCTTATGCGGAGCGATAACGGCTTTTTCATACGGGTCAAACAAGAATTTCACGAGTTTTGCAAATTCGGTTTTCCTTTGCTCTTCACTGAAACTTGCAGACTTATTGCGGAAGCGACCTTCCATATAGAAGAATTGTTCCAAACGATCTAAATCCATTTGCCACTCATCACCCATACGCCCAACAGTACCGATTAACTGACTTGCTTTCGGCATCTGGTGAGTAGGTTTCTCTGCATTCTTATCAATGACAGAACCGACCATTGCGGCAGTATATTCAGCAAGAAAAGCCTGATATACTTTGCCAGCGCAATATTCAGGGTCTTTCATCTCCGTTTTCCATTCTGCCACGTAGGTAGAACGCTTCATATTTTCCTGAATGAAAGCATCAAACGCTTTCGGTTCAACTAATTTTGAAAGAATTGAATCCATAGTTTTTTATCTCCATCTTTTAAAGTGATGACGGCAAGTAAGCTCATTTTTAATCTTATCATTAATCGGATACGGGAGACTCGCCTCGTCAATCTTATAAGCCTGAACTGTAGGAGTACATGAGGGCATTGAATCCAATTTCACGGTAGCATAGTTAAGACCAAGGGTAGGCACGTCCTCAGACAAAACAATGCCTTTAGTTACTTCTCCGATATTGTCAGCAGTAAGAGCTGTCTTGATCGTGATTACATCATAATTCTTATTTGAGGAATCTATGGCGGTAACTTCATTGCCTCCAATAATATCACCTTTCACGAGAGCATGACGCTTGCCGATTTTAATAGATTTTCCGGCAACAGCGTCTTCAAAGACCTCAGCAGTTTTAACGAGAACCGCTTTATCTTTCGCATTATTCAAGCCAATAGGAGAACCTTTCGGAAGGTAAGCCATATTAGCCGGAAGGTTCGTTTTATCAATGGAGATACCTGCATCCTCTCTGATACAAGTTTTCTCATCCCAAACACCTTCCTGTACGGTTGTTGCATCAATAATTTGATATTCCATACTGTTTAATTATTAGAAATTAATTACTTAGCATTCGGATTAGGCATCTCCCGTAAAGAAGAGATAAAGTCATCCGAAGTGCCATAAGAATTACCAGTAGCTGGAGGTTCCGCGAACTCTCCGCTTTTAATCAATTCCTGTTTCATCTGAGAATAATCCGTTTCAATCTGTGCGGCAACAGTTTCAATATCTTCTTCTTTTGAGACAGAATATTTACTACGGAATACATCAGGAATGTTTTTCACTTTATCATGGAGATACAGAGTATTTCTCAATCTCTGCTCTTCTTCCCTCTGCTTGTATGGTGCTAATGCATCATCAATCATTTTCTTTACAGCCTCATCATTCAACGGGGTTGGGTCATTGGCAGGAGGCGTAGCCGGAGGATTAGAAGAAGGATTGTTTTTATACTTTTCTTCGATGATGGTAGCATAGCGATTATTTTCACTCTGCATCAAGTCCGTATAAGGCAAAATACCGCTGATAGCGTTATTTACGTCTTCATCCGAAGCATCATCGTTGAGGTTCTTGCCGATTAGGTCAGCCAGACCCTCTACTGTCTCTTTACCGAACCCCTTACTTTTGATTCTGGGTTTCAGTAGATTTAATACTCTTG